AAAATTATTACAAGTAGGGGGGAGTCAAAAAAGTTTTTGGTCTTTAGGTTGGATACCGCTTCCCCTCTTTTTTCTGGAGAAAATGCCAGAAATGAAATTTTCAGTTTTGGAGGTGAAAAAATATGGCAGGAAGAAGTAGAAAAATTATTGATATAAGTTCAGGAAAAATAGGAAAAGAAAAAATAAAAGCTAGGCGAGAACAAGAGAAAAAATTGAAAATAGATAGAGATAATTTAATTGCTCCTAGTTGGTTATCAAAAGCTGCAAAAGAAGAATTTGAAAGAATTGTTTTTGAAGCAGGAAAAGTAAATATTTTAGATAACTTAGATTTAGGGATATTAGCCATCTACTGTAACTCTTATGATAGTTATGTAAATGTTAGCAAGAAGTTACAAAAAGAAGGTCCTGTTTGTTATAAAGAAACTGCCAATGGAGAAATTGAAATTATAAATCCTCTAATAAATGTCCAGGAAAAATATGTAAAACAAATAATGCAATGCTCAACAAAATTAGGACTTGCAACTACAGATAGATTAAAATTAGTTGTACCAATTAGAGAAGAACCTGCTGAAAATAAATTTATAACTTTGTTAAAAACAAGAAAGCAAGGCTAATATGATAAAAGATAGGACAACAGCCTATGCAAAATTAGTTGTAAGTGGTAAAAAAATAGCAGGCAGAAAGGAGTATTTAGTATGTAAAAGACATTTAGATGATTTAAAAAATAAGAAATTAGAGTATAAATTTGATGTTGAAGAGGCAGAATTTGCTATAAATTTTGCAAATACTTTAACATTAAAAGATGGAACTAATTTAAAAACAAGAGGCTTTCAAGAATTTATAATAGGTTCATTACACGGATGGAAGAAAAAGAGAACAAAAGAAAGAAGATTTAGAGAGGCTTATTTGCAAGTAGGCAGAAGAAATGGAAAAAGTTTCTTATCAGGAGCAGAATCTACAATGTTTAGTACATTGTTAGGAAATAAAGATAGGATATTTTGTGCTGCAACAAAGCAAGACCAAGCTAACATAGTATGGGATGAAATAAGAAACTTTATAGAGTCTGACAATGATTTAAGTGAACTTTATAAAATAAAAGAACATGATAGAACTATAAAAAGTTTAACAACTGGAACTGTTATAAGGTCAATAGGTAGAGATACAAAATCAATGGATGGGTTTGGAAATATTCTGGCCATATGTGATGAGCTACATGCACACCCAAATAATCAAATGTATAAACTATTGCTAGATGGTCAAGCTGATGTTGAGAATGCTTTAACATTGGCTATTACAACAGCAGGATTTAACTTAAATGGATTCTGTTATGAACACTATAAATTTTGTGAAAAGATATTAGAGGGAGTTGTTGAAAAAGAAACTCTCTTTATTTTTATATGTGAAATGGATAAGGATGATGATATATGGGACTGGAAGAACTGGCTTAAATCTAATCCTTATTTTTTATTTGAAGAAGACGGTATAACACCAAACAAAAAGAAAATAGCTTTATATAGCCAAAAAGCAATAGATGCAAAAGAGAAAGGTGGAGATGAATTAACTAACTTCTTAACAAAGCAATTAAATATGTGGGTAACTGCAAAAGATGGACAATATATTGATTTAAGTAAATTCAAAGAGTGTGAAAGTGATTTGACACTTGAAGATATGAAAGGGAAAAGTGCTTATTTAGGTTTTGACCTTTCAAAAGGTGGAGATTTAACAAGTATAGCCTTAGTATTTCCATTAGAAAATAATCAAATATATATTTATAGCCATTCATTTATGCCTGAGTTAAGACTTGCAGAACATGAAAAAACTGATGATGTTCCATACAGAATATGGGTAAGAGAGGGACTTTTAACATTGACTACTGGAGCATTTGGAATAAAGACTGATTATAAGTTTATAGTTACTCACTTAAAAAAGATTATTGAAAGATATGGTATTAAAATTTTAGAGTGTGGATATGATGCTCACAATGCTGGTAGTTTTCTAAGTGATTTAGATTTTTTAGACTGTGATCTAACAGAAGTTAAACAATCTGCTAAAAGTTTAAATGATGCAACAGTTGACTTTGCTTTATCAGTTAAGGCAGTTCAAGTTTTATATGATAAGAGGAATAGTTTGTTAAAATGGTCCATTGCTAATGCTACAACTGTTTCAAATAGTTTTGGAGAGGTAAAAATTGATAAACAATCTCAAAAAAATAGAATAGATCCTGTTGATGCAATAATAGATGCTTGGAAGATTATGCTAATAAATAAAAAAGAAACAGTAAACAATGATGAAGCCGTTGAAGAATGGCTTGATTTAATCAATAAAAGGAGGTGAGAGATTGAATATATTTAGAAAATTTTTTAATAAAGGAGAGGAAAAAAAGCAGAAAACAGCAATTAATTCTATGAATTTTGGTGAATTTTTTGGAATAAATGTAAGTTCGGATTTATCAGAGGTAACATATTTTACTTGCTTAAAAGTATTATCTGAAAGTGTTGGTAAACTATCTTTACATTTGAAAGATAATGATAATAACAAAATATTAAATCATGAGGCATTACAAAAATTGAAATTTTCACCAAATCCATTTATGACTCCAACACCTATGATGACATTAATGGAAATGTGGAGAAACCATCACGGCAATGCTTATGCTTATCTAAGTTATGATAATAGAGGGCATTTAGTAGGTATTTATCCTTTACACCCTCAAAAAGTTAGAATATGGATAGATAATGCAAAAATATTCAGTGGTAAAGAAGATTTATATTATGAATATAACAAAGATGGGAAAATATATCTATTTCAAAAAGATGAGGTACTGCATTTAAAAGGTGGTTTAAGTAAAGATGGTATTGTAGGTATGTCAGTAAGAGAAACATTGGCTACAACATTAAATGGAGTAAAAGCAAGCCAAAAGTATTTGAATAACTTATATAATAGAGGATTGACAGCTAAGGCTCTTCTAAGATACACAGGAGATTTAAACAAAGATTTACAAAAGAAAATGCTTGAAGCAATAGAAGAATTTATTAATACTGAAAATAACCCAACTGGAATACTACCATTGCCACCTGGAATGGATATTGTACCACTAGATTTAAAGTTGACTGATAGTCAATTTTTTGAATTAAAAAAATATAGTGCTTTACAAATAGCAGCTGCTTTTGGAGTAAAGCCAAATCATTTAAATGATTATGATAAGTCAAGTTATTCAAATTCAGAAATGCAAAACTTGACTTTTTATATTGATACTCTTTTATACATTCTGACACTTTATGAAGAGGAGTTTAATATAAAACTTCTTACAGAAAGTGAAAGATTGAAAGGTCTACATTTTGAATTTAATGTAGCAAGTATTTTAAAAGGGGATCTAAAAACACAAGCTGAATGTTTAACCAAGTATGTTCAAAGTGGAATATACACAATAAATGAAGCTAGAAAAAAGGCAGGACTTACTGCAATAGATGGAGGTGATGTAATTGTAATGAATGGAAGTTATGTGCCATTGGAAAAATTAGGAATAGCTTATGAAAAAGGAGGTGCTAAAAGTGAGTAAAAATAAGTGGTTAGAAATAAAAAATCAGGCAGAAGTTACTGAAATTTATATCAATGGAGATATAGAAAGTGATTCAGAAAATGATGGTTTTTTGGAAGAAGTATGGGGAATAAAAGATACTAATATATATCCATTGGATATAAAAGATGCTTTAAAAGAAGCCGAAAATAAAGAGGTTCATGTTCATATAAACAGTTTTGGAGGGAATATTTATGCAGGTATAGCAATTTCTAATATGATAAAAAACCATAAAAGTAAAACAATAGCTTATATTGATGGAATAGCTGCAAGTGCTGCATCTATAATTGCTTTTGGATGTGATGAAATTATTTTACCAAGTAATGCGTATTTAATGATACATAGAGCTTGGGGAAGAGTTTCAGGAAATGCAGGAGAATTAGAAAAGTATATTGAAGTTCTAAATAAACTTGATGAAGGACTTGTTAATGCTTATATGGAAAAAGCTCTTGAAGGTATAACAAGAGAGCAAATATATGATTTTATGAAAGAAGAAAAATGGTTTACTGGGGAAGATGCTCCAGGAGTATTTAATATAAAAACTTCTGAAAAAGTAGAATTTTTAAATTGTATAGAAACAAGAAATAAATTTAAACATATTCCAGAAAGTTTATTAAATAAAAAAAGTGTTGAAGAAAAAAATAAAAAAGAACAAGCAAGACTTGATAGATTGAACAAAGAAATTGAGATTGCATTATTAACAGGAGGTATTTAATTATGAAAAAATCAGTAGAATTAAAAAAGGAATTAGAAACACTTAGAAATGAAATTAAATCATTAAAGGACAGTGGAAAGATTGAAGAGGCACATGCTAAATTAAATGGATTAAAAGAATTAGAAAATAAAATAAAAGAAGCAGAAACAGAGGAGGCTTTAACAGTTATGAATAAAGGTAATAAAGTACCATTAGGAACAAAAGAAGAAATGAATGTTAATAGAATTTATAATAGAGTTCTATTAGGAAAATCTATAACAGAAGAAGAAAAACAATTTTTAAATTCAGCTGGAACACCAGGGCAAGTAGAAGCAACAGATGGGAAAGGTGGTTATTTAGTACCAACTGAACAATTTAAACAAATAAAAGAGTTAAGAAGAAATTTAGTATCATTGAAAGGTTATTGTAATATTTTGCCTGTTACATCATTAAAGGGAAGTATGCCTATTGAAACAGGAAGCACAGGGGAATTAATAGCATTTGAAGAATTGAATGAAATCAATAAATCAGATGTTGATTTTGCACAAGTAACATATAATGTTGCTGACTATGGAGATATTATCCCAATATCAAATACTTTATTAGCTGATGAACAAGCTAATTTAACTGATTATATTGGAAGAAGATTTATCAAAAAAGCAATTAATACAGAAAATAAAAAGATAATAGAAATATTAAAAACTTTAACACCAGTACAAGCAACTGATTATGATGCGATAACAACTGCTTTAAATAAAGAATTAGATCCATCAATATCATTAAATGCAAAAGTTTTTGTGAACCAAACTTATTTTGATGTTTTGGATAAGGTGAAAGATAAACAAGGTAGACCTCTTTTAGGTAATAGCTTACAAGATGAAACTAAAAAGCTATTTAAAGGAAGAGAAATAGTTATCTTATCTGATGTTCAATTAGAAATGAATGGAACAAAAGCACCAGTATTTGTTGGAGATTTGGAAGAGTTTATAACATTCTTTGATAGAGAAGGTTTAGAACTTGCAGTATCAACTGAGGCAGGATTTACTAAGAATGCTACTTATATTAGAGCAATAGAAAGATTTGATGCTAAAAAAGTTGATAAAGAAGCAATGAAATATCTTGAAATAGAAACTGCTTAATAGGTGATTGATATGGCAGATATTTTAACTTTAGAAGAAGCTAAAAATTATCTAAGAATTGATTACAATGAAGATGATACATTGTTGCAATCTTTAATGATTGCAGCAATAGATTATCTTAGAGATGCAATAAATGACTTTGATAAAAAAGCAACAAAAGAAAAGTTTATTAAAAGGTCTAAAATTCTAGCTTGTGTACTTGTTCAAGATTGGTATGATAACAGAGAGCAAAAGGAAAGTAAAGACCTTAGTTATACAGCTAGAAGTTTATTAACTCAGTTACAAGTAGGTGATAACTTTGAATGATATAACTAAGAAATTAAGACATTTTATTGATGTATATCACATGATAGACACAACCAATGAACTTGGAGAAAATGATAAAAAGCCAGAGTTATTTAAAAAAGCATACTGTGAAATAGTTCCTTTAAATTCTAGTGTAAAAAATGGAGAAGCTGGAACAGAAGAAAATCAACATCAATTCAAATTCATATTTAGAGTAAAATCAGTTCCTGGAATAAAAAAGGACTGGTTTTTTATTTATGAGGGCTTGAAGTATGAAGTTATCTATTTTAACAGAGATTTTAAAGATAATCAGTTCATAGAAGTTTTTTGTGTAAGAAAAGAGGAGTAAAAATGGGAGTTTTTTCAACAAATGATTTAGAAGACCTTGGAAAAGAAGTATTAAGACTTGCTAAAAAATACCCAAAAGAAGCTAAAAAATTCTTACAAAAACAAGGAAATAAGTTAAAAGCTAAGGCTAAAAAGAAAGCAAAATCTAAGGTAAAAGTAAAAAAAGGTAACTATTTGAAAGGTTTTAAAAGAGGGAAAGTTTATAAATATAAAGGTGAAGAAGATACAGTTAGAGTTTATAACTCAATGCCTCATGCTCATTTAATAGAGAATGGGCATATCATAAAAGATAAAACTGGTAAAGAACATGGTTTTAAAAAAGGAGAGCATATTTTAGAAGATTCACAGAGAGAGTTTCAAGATGAATTTTTAAAAGCTGCAGATAACTTTATTGATGAAGTTATTAAAAATGGAGGTTTCTAATGATTAAACTAAGTCAGATACTAAAAGCAGTTAATACAAAATTGAAAGAAACATTTCCTAAAATAGAAATTGATAGTAAAGATTTATCTGAAAAGTTTAACAGACCTAGTTTCAGGACTGAGCTAGATGGTCTTAAAACAAGTGCTTTTATGACTACTTTTAAGGAAAGAAACTTTACAATCAGAATTTATTTTTTTACTACTTTACCTGGTAAAGGAAGAGAAGAAAGATTAAAAATATCTGATGAAATTGAAAATGCTTTCTTAGGTACATTATGGGTAAATGAAACTTTTGCTATTCCTGTTGATGAAATAGAATTTGAAGAAACTGAAGATGGAGTATTAATAGCAAGTTTTGATAGTTTAAGTATGGAAGAGATAGAAAATGATATAGATGGCGAAATGATGGAAGAATTAGAGTATCGTTTTGATAAGAAATAGGAGGTTAATATATGGGATTACCTAAAATAGAAATTATTTTTAAGCAATTAGCAGTTACAGCTGTTAAAAGAAGTCAATTAGGTATAGTTGGATTAATAGTAAAAGAATCTACTAAACAATGGGATAGAAAGGTATACAAAGATATTACTGATATAAAAAGTGATGATTATTCTGCTGAAATATTACCATTGATTAAAGATAGCTTTGAATACACTCCAAATAAAGTGGTTGTATTCAATGTTAAAGATGGAACATTATCTGACACATTAAAAAAAGTTGCACAAGAAAGAATTAACTGGTTAGGATTAGCTTACGATGGGAAAGATGGAGATACTGCAACTCTTGTTTCTTGGATAAAGTCAGTAAGAAAAGCAGGGAAAACTTATAAAGCTGTTGTATTTAAGGCTACTAAACCAGATAACAAAGGCATAGTAAACTTAATGAATGACAAGGTTACATTTGTAGATAATAGAGGAGAAGTTGAAGGTTGGCAATATGTACCAACAATTCTAGGAATGTTAGCAGGGTTACCAATGACTAGATCAGCTACTAGCTTTCTATGTGGGAATTTAAAGGAAGTTTCTATATTTGATGAAATAGATGATGTTATTGATAAAGGTGGTTTCTGTTTGTATAAAGATGAAGGAGATATAAGAGTTGCAAGAGCATGTACATCTTTAGAAGAAATTACACAAGATGAAACTGAAGATATGAAAGACATTATCATAATTGAATCTATGGACTTAATGAGAGATGATATTTACTCAACATTCAAAAAATGGATAGGTAAATATAAGAATAAATATGATAATCAAGTGCTATTTTTCACAGCTATTAATGCTTATTTCAAAGAACTTGAAAGAGAGGACATATTAGATAAAGAATATGATAACTATTCAGAAGTTGATGTTGTAGCACAAAGATTAGCTTGGCTTGGAGTAGGTAAGAAAGAAGTGGAAGAATGGGATGATGAAAAAGTTAAAAAGACTGCATTTAAGAAAAAGGTATTTATGAAAGCAAATATAAAAATATTAAATGCTGTTGAGGACTTTAAGTTTACAATTAATATGTTCTAAAAGGAGGACAGGTAGATGGCTAATAAAATGGATAAAAATAAAATTTTAAGAGGTTCATTTGGTGCTGTATGGCTAGATGGAGAAGAATTAGGCTCTGTAAAATCTTTTGAAGCTAAAGTTACGTTAGAGTATGAAGATGTGGACATAATGGGAGAACTAGGAAAGTCAAAAAGATATATGGGCTTTACTGGTGAGGGAACTATGACACTTCATAAAATAGACTCTACTATTGGAAAGTTACTGGCTGATGGGATAAGAAATGGTAATATGCCTGATTTTAAAATAGTTGCAAAACTAGATGACCCAACAGCTTATGGAGCAGAAAGAGTTGAATTAACAGGCGTTACAATTAGTGAATTAATGGCATTAAAATTTGAAAATAAAGCTTTAAGAGAGGAAGAAGTTCCTTTTAGTTTTTCACATTTTAGATATATAGATATGATATAAGGAGGATATAAAAATGGCTAAAAATATAACTTTGGAAATATTAATTGCAAAAAAACAACAATCAGAAAATGATAAAATGAAGGTAGTTCTATTTAATTCAGAAGTATTAGGTGGAACAATAGAAGTTGTAAAACATAGAGCAAGAGATGTAATAAAAATTATGGATAGTGCACAAGAAAAAACAACAGAAGCAGCTTACAATGCTAACTGTAAATTAATCTATAAACATTGTCCTATTTTACATGATAAAGAATTGCAAAAAACTTATGAAGTAGCACAACCTTATGAAATTGTAATACCTGTATTTGATGAAAATTTAGGAGAAATAAATAAGCTATCTAACTTCATTTTAAATCTTTATGGATTAGGTGAAGAATCTGATAAAGCTAGTAAAGTCTTAGAAGAAGAGATTGAAGATATAAAAAACTAATATTAGAGGATACCGATATGGCATTCCTCTCTTTTTATATTTTAAAAGGCTTTTCTATAAAATACCTGTTAAATTTATCATATGAAGAAAAGTTATTTATGATAGCAACAATGGATCTTGAAATTGAAAGAATGAATAAAAGTTTATGATATTTGTTTT